CGGTTCCGTAGGCTCGGATGTCTCGGGCATTTCCTGTTCGGACACCACAGGCTTTTCCGGTTCCTCTTCCGGCGTTGCATTTGGATTCGTGCCTTGGGTTTTCTCCACGGCACCATCAAACCATGCAACGGCTTTTTCGTCTGCCGATGGGGGTGAATCATCTTCTGCACCTGCGGTGGCCGGTGTCGCGTTGGCGGCCTGCGGGATTTCAACTGTTCCCGTGTCCAGTGCTGGGGCCGATTCCAGCGGAGCGGCTTCATCTGCTTCAGTCATAATTCAGTTTTTGTTAATCGTCAACTATTATTTTGCATTGTTTGCGGTTGAACCTGGTTGGCCGTTTCCAAATTCTGTGTGTGTGCTTTGATGGATTCAGCATGACCGACTTTGTTTATCAGGTGGCTGGCCGGACTGGCAGGCTTGAATCCTGCCGCCTGTTCAACCTGGGTTTGGATTTCTGGCGGCAGCGCCTGGAAAGGCATCGTGATGGAAATGGTAGGCGGTTTGGACGGTTCAGGTTCTGGTTTCGGTGGTGGAACCACCTGGGCTGGTTTGAGGAAATCATCCACATTCAGTTTGTCTCCAAGCCTCCGAACGCCCTCTTTTATGAGTGGTTCAAGGGATTTCCCGGCTTGAGTCATCAATTGCCCCAACTGTGGAGCGATCACCTTGAAATTGTTCAGATCAGCCTGTTCATTCGGCCGGCCGGTCGATCCGGCTTTGATTGCGAAAAAAATGTCCCTCGCAAAATCTTCGCGCGCCACATCTGGCCAGGTGGCTCCACGTCCCACCAATTCCTTCACCTGGTCCCCGCTCATCTCCTTCAGAAGCATTTCCCCACACATTTGAGCCAGCATCGAATAAACCATGTCCAAATCGTCAATGCACGAACCGATGGAGGTGGCCCTGGCTTGGGCAGCAATGTTTTGGCCGGTGGCTTTTTCGTCCGGTCGCTGCGCCCCGATATCACTCGGTTGCTCACCCGTCGCCAGCATCATCGCCTGGCTGCTGGCGCTGACATCGTACATTTTTTCGTCAATCGGTGCCACCGGTAAAAGTTGAATGAGATCGCTGATCTTTTGCTTTTCCATTAGGTTCTCCAGCAATATGAGATCAAACGCTGCCCGTGGCGCCCTGAGTTTTTCGCAATCATTCTGCCCACCCACCGACGCAAAAGCAGCTTTCACCGCCACCATGGTTGGTCTGTTCGCGACTCGGTGTTCCCTTAATCCCTCTCCGGCTGTGTTCATGTCCTGCTGCATCGGCATCGCAAGCCTCACTTGGGACCTGGGAAAAATCGTCACATCCTGTTCGGGAAGATTCTCCTCCACTTCCTGGCAATTAAACACGATTGGTATGATGTTCCAGAACCTCGAAAGCTCTGGGCTGTTCGTCGCAGGTTCCTTGATGAAGTCCTTCACACCGTCGACCACCGTGTACACTAATCCTGTCCGCTTGTCCTGGATTTCCCACACACACACCTTATAATTCTTTGCCTGCACCTCCTTTTCTGTGGATTCGTGCATTTCGGATTCGCTGCGTGTGTATGAACCTTCGGCATTGTCGTAGAACTTGGCCCCGGAATCGCGCAGATCAATTTTGTATTTCGCCTCACAATCCTGCACGCTCATAAACATTTCGTGGGCAATCCGCCGAGCACCGACAAACTCGTGCAGGTCAGTGCAGCCACGGTCCACCAGGACTGCCGTGCTCCCCAGCCAATCAATGATTATTCCCTCGTCCCCGATCACCGGCGGCGGCTGTTCGGCCTGTAATTCCTCAATTTGCTTTTCCAGACTGATCTTCATCAGCCTGGCCTCCTCATTCCGCGCATCATCCGCTTCCGTTGCATCCTGTTCGCATGTTCGCAATTGTCCCTGCAACGTCGCGATCCGGTCTGAGAATTCCATGTCGCTCGCAGATTGTGTAATGACACTTTCCATTTCTCGACGGTAAAGCACTTTCATGTACGCCACCCGGGAAACCAACACGCGGGTAACGGCCTTCTTCCCACTGACCAACAGCGGCGGATTCTGATTGTTCCATTGGTTTTTGATTAACAGCGTGGCCGTATCCGCCACCTTTCGCAAAATCGCCTTCTCCGCCATCCCTGTATGGTAATCCCTCAACACATCCCCCGCCATCGTCACTGCCTGCGGCGGGGCCGGAGGTTCAGGAGGCACCGTGGTTGGATCAGTCCCTTGCGCCATCATCTGCTGCCGCTGCGCATTTATTTGCTGGGCTTGAGCCATGATTGGCGCAGCTTGTTGCATCACTGCTTGTGCGGCGTCAATCGTGTCTTGATTGCCATCCCACAATTCGAAATTCATCCGTTCCACAATTTCCGCCTCAGGTTCCGGGTTTTTTGCGTACAGACTAGCCGTCTGCCGGTTAATCATTTGCTGAATCACATCCCCAACATACGCTTCCTTCATGCCGGTCCTGGGCATGTATCCGCCGACCCATTGTTTTCCCGCCGCAAACCGCTGTTCCTCCCGCATCCGATCGAAAACCGGTTTCCAGAATTCCCGTTCAGCCAGACACCACTTTTGCAATTCCGTCACCAATTCACCCCGCGACCGGTCTTCAGGGTCATGTGACAATGGATTATCCACCAGCGGTCTGCCTGTCTTCAGCGCTTGCACAGCCGTCCCGATGCGCGCGAGAAAACCTTGTGGCGCCACGGAAGCGGTTTTTTGTATTGGTATCATAAATTCATGCCCAGATTCCTGATTTTGCGTCCTTGTTCTCTTGCCCGAAACAATGCCACTCATAGCTGCCTTTCACCGGCAAGTCCTTCTGCTTTGGTCCCTCAGCCTTCACCATGCGTTCCAGGCCCATCCCCAGCATCGCCAGGGCCGCCACCAGGTCATCATGCGCTGCCGGGAAGCTCAGCAGTTGCTGTTCGGCTTGACTCCACTGGGGCCACTCATACGGCCAGTAGACCTCGCCACGCGCCATCATGCCGCGGATGGACGAGGACCGGGCCACAAGGTCGCGGGATTCAGCTATGGAGTCATCCAAGGGGAAATAGCACCGTTCGTCCTTCATGCGGCGGCGGATGAATGGTTCAAGGCTCCCGGAAATCGCGTCCCGGGCCGCCCACCACATGGCCACCTTGTGCCGGCGGGCAATCGTGAACATGGCATCAACCATAACGTCCGTCTCGCACTTGCGCCAGAACGTGTCCGGGAGGACGTAAACCGCTCCCGTCGCATCCATCCCCACCACCAACAGGCATGTCGCATCGTTTTTGTCCTTCATTCGGTAGGCGTGGTCGCTCGCGACATAAATCCGCAGGTGCTTCGGCAATTCGGCCGTCCGATACGTTTTCAACCACGCTTTCTTGAACCACGTCCCCTCTTCAGGGCGCGGCCTACATTGGTATTGGGTTTGGAAGTCGTCCCGGATGATGTCCGAGGCGCTGTTGCGTTTCTCGAAAAAGAATGCCTGGTCGAACCTCTCCGGCCACAAAGGGGCGTCTATGGGCCTTTTCAGCGGGTCAACGTCTTCCCCCTCACTCAGAGCAGGCAAACGGATTCTAACCCATCTGGCAGCCTCCTGGGCGTCGTAGTGGGGGTTTGTGGGGTCGAAAATCCTCCCTTGGACGTCGTCCTCGTTCCTCCGACTCCCAATCATCACGATCGGGCATTCTTGGGAGTTCAACCGGCTTTTGCAATCCACATTGTAGGCCCGCCACTTCGCGTTCCTGGTTGTCTCGCTCGCCGCTTCCTCACTGTTTTTAAACAAATCATCAACCAGCAGCCAATCCCCACCGACACCCGCCCCCAACCCCGACGACCCACTGAACGTGATCACGCCCCCTGCCACCGTCTGCAACCGGTCATTCGCCCGGGAGTCCGTGCGTAGTGCGGCCTCGCGTTTGTGACCGAACGTGGTTTTGTACCCGGCACCCTGCATGTAGTCGCGAACGTCCCGGCCGTGGTTCTGGGCAAGTTCGTCCGTGTGCGTCAGCACGATCCCAGAGCGTTCCGGGAAGCGTCCAGCCATCCAGGCTGAAAACTGACGAATGGCCAACTCGCTCTTGGCGTGACGCGGAGGCAACTCCAACTCTAATCTCCGGGTCGTCCCGCAAATGACCTCCTCCAGGTGTCGCGCGACTAGGCAATGGTGTTTTCCCCACAGGTACGCTG